CAAGAACCGGTTAATTATGATGATCAGGCTCAACAAAGAGAAAGATTAGCTAGATTACAACAAGAAATGATGTATCAGCAAGGTGGAATGGGAACTATTTATAATGTTCCATATCAATCACCATATGAACCAACTCCAGTTGTGCAACAACCTCCTTCAGGCGGTGGTGGCGGTGGTATAGTAGATGATTATATTTACAATAACGATATAGTTCCAAGAAGACCTCAACAAGAAAATATTCAATAATGAGACCAACATTTAACGGACAATATACTGGGCAAATGATTACATCTAATGATGGAAGTAGATGGGTATGGGTAAATGATAATTGGCAATCTGCTGGTTATGATTATTCAACTCCTAATGCAAGGCCTAGAGAAATTAATATTACTTTTTCAACATTTATTGAGGATAGTAATACTCCTATTGAAGTTAGAGTATTGGTAAATGGTAATTATTGGAATGATGTTACATATTCAAAAGGAAAAGCAATTGTTCATTTTTTTGAAAATCAATTAATAAGTCCTGTTAAAATTTCATTTGAAAGTAATAATACCAAATCAAAGAAAACTTTTGAAGTGCAAGCAGGTGCAGAGCAACAAAATGAAGTATTAATAAAAGAATTGGATGAAAATGGTGTATATGTAACTCCTCCTACTATTGATATAATCGGTGGCGGAAACGGAGGTGGATATAGACCTGTTTATGGAATAGATTATGGAATGAATGATAATTTAGGAGGAAGAGAATTAAATACTCAGAATTACCGATAAAAATATTTATATAGTAGATGATAGAGAAAATTGATGGAAACGGCTTAACTGATAGTCCAATTACTGATTCGGCTAATTCAATAAACATTTCAAATGGAATGGGAACAGGTGGTGTCCAAAGCACTACCGATAACGTTTTTCAATCAATTACTGAATTAAAGGGGCAAAGTGCGGGTGCTAATGCAACATATAATACTCCATTTGATGCTTTACAATCAGTAGTTCCTACAAACCCATCATCATATGTAGCACCTGGACAAAGAACTTATAGAGAATATTTTTATTCCCCGTATAATACAGTTAATTTTAACATAGATGTTCCTTTTGCAAAAATTCAAACGGCTACTCCTACAAATGATATACCCGTTCAAAGTGGAATAGAATATGTTAATATAAAATTAAAAAATACCTCTGGTCAAGATGGTGTTAGATTGTATATCGATAAACCACAAAACGGAGTAAGTGTTGTAGATTTAACCGGCCAACAAACAATTGGAGTAGAAAAATATTCAAAGATATCCATTGTAAGAAAAAATCCTAATTCTTATAATATTAAATCTATAAGAGTTTATAATGAAAATGGAAATTTAGTAAAGGAAACATCCGCTAATACATTTGATTTATCATCAATCGATTCTACATATTCAGTTGAGATTGATACAAATGAAGTAGTTACGGCTGATATGCAACCTACTATTGTTTCTCAATTAAGACAATTATATGCTTGGAATATAGAAGGTAGTAATACATTTAGTTTAAATGTAGGTGTAACAAATTCTACCACATATGTAAAATACTATTTTCCTAATCAAATAGGAGCTGATCAAAATGGTGCTAAAAAAGTATCCGTTAGTAATGGAGAAGCTATAATTACGTTAGATAATCCTAATTCATTGGGAAGATTTGAATTAGTTATTTTTGCAGGTAATGAAATATTTGGTGATTTTGGTGAAATAAGAACTTTTGTTGAAGTATTAAAAGAAAAAACATATGGAGAACCGGATGTAACCAAAATTACATTTGATAGAAACATTACTGAAGCCGACTTAAGACCGTTAGATTTTAATTTTGAATTTGAATTAGAAAGTGTTAATTCAGAAGGAATACAAATCTTTTTAGGAGATAATCTTATATCAGATATTCCTGTTCAAAATAATAAAGCTAAATTAACTTTAGCTGCAAAAGGTCTTTACGATTTATATCAGCAATATTTTAATGAAACAAAAGAAACTTATACAATTACATTTAGTTTCCAACCATATTTCTATGGAATCGATGGAAAAATAATTGGTAAAAAAGAAAGTGTAAGTGTATTAGTTAATAGAGCCAAATTTTTAATTTCTAAATCAGAAGCAGTTGGAACTATTGCAAGTGTATTTTCGCAATTATTTTCAGGAGGTGATACAAAACAAAAATATGAAGACCAAATCATATTTGAAGATGATAAACATTTATATTATCAAGTTAGAACAACTGCTGATAAATCTTTTGTAATATCAAATATTGGAATTGATAAATTAACATATTCGATATTAGATGGTAAAGTTGTAGAAACTCAATTTGAAATAGATTCTAATACCGGAAGTACTAGAAAAAAGAAAGGATATTTACAATATGGTTCATTGGTAGTTAAATTATTAGAACCATTACCAATTGAAATTGATTTAAATACTCAAGTTTGGATTTCAAAGCAAATTATACCTTCAATTGTTGAAACAATTATTATAACAGATGAAGATGTTGATAAATGTTTGCCGTTAAAACCAAATTTTGGAACTGATATAATAGATGAAACTGGATATCAATTTTTTGATGAAATAACTGCAAGCGGTTCATTAACATCAACTGATATTGTTAATAGATATGTTTCTCAAAGCCAATTTAATTTAGATAACCTTAACATATCATATACAAGCGGAAGTGATAAGACACAAGATTATTTTTTAAAATTTGAAAATTTTGTAAATTTTGGTGGTGCTCAAACTAGATTAGAAAACTATCAATATAAATTAGAATCAATTGAAGTATGGGAAAATAAGGTTACCAATGATTTAATATTATCATCCGCATCTTCATCAATTGCTTTAACAACAAGTGCATCTTACAATGATAAAGTTAGAGCCATTAAAAATGGATTTGATGGATTTGAAAAAACATTATATAATGATTTTTTAATAACATCTTCAGTTGATACATTTTTTATTAATCAAATTTCTAATGCAGAAATTTATGATAGAACTAATAGAAATTATTTAGTTAAACATATTCCTCAGCATATTCAAGAGGATCAAGGAAGTTTAGAATATGTAACTTTCTTAGAAATGATTGGACAACATTTTGATATTATTTGGACTTATATAAATGGTATCAATAGAGTTAGAAAAGTAGAAAACAAAGCAGTTGATGGTATATCTGATAAATTGGTATATGAATTATTGGAATCGTTTGGATGGGATCCATCTACTCCATTTAATGGAAATGAATTGTGGAAACATGCATTTGGATTAAATAAAGATGGTTCTACTCCTACAAACAAAAATTCAATAGGAAACAATGTTTCTACAACATATACTCCTGAAGAAGCTAGAAATCAATTATGGAGAAGAATACTTAATAACTTACCTTATTTATTAAAACATAAAGGTACTAGAAAATCTATAAATGCTATATTAGCGTGTTATGGAGTTCCATCTTCTTTAATGACAATTGTTGAATTTGGAGGCCCTTCGCATACTTCTGCTGAAACTTCTAAATATACATATGAAGATAGGAGTGCTGTATTAAATTTAGCGGGAAATGAATATGTAACTATTCCATGGATTAGTTCATCAAATGCACCAGAATCATTTGAATTAAGATTCAAAACAAATGATAAGGTAAATACACAACAAATAATCAGACAAGTATCTGGATCAAATTATTTAAAAGTTAGTTTGATACCATCTGCAAGCACTCAATTGGGTGATATTAAACTTGAAATATTTTCTACAAAAAATGAATATGATGGAACATATTTAACAACAACTCCTTTAACTACAAGTAGTTTAAGTATTACAAATGTTCCATTATTTGATAATGATTTTAAATTTGTAACTCTTCAACGAAATAGAATTACTAATAACGGATTGGATTATGATAAATACACATTGTATTTAAAAGAAGCAGTTGATGATAGAATTGTATTATCAAAAAGTTCATCTTTAACTCTTCAAGTATCATCATCAAATTCTTTATTTGCAGGTAGTGAATATTATACAAATTTATCATGGACTGGAAATGGTAGTTTAATATTTGGTGGTAGTGGAAGTAATGGTATAAGTGGTTCAATAGATGAAGTTAGAGTATGGAATAATGCATTGAGCGAATCTATAATTAATTCACATACCCTAAATCCAGATGTAATTAGAGGTAATGATGTATATTCTTCTACTGATAATTTATTAGTTAGATTAGATTTTGAATACCCAAAAAATCTTTATGTTACACAATCTATAAAAAATGTTGCACCTAATGTTTCATATTGGGAATATGCAACTGCAAGTGTTAATACTAATATTAATTCATATCCATATCAATATGATGTATATGAAAGATTTGTAACAGCTGAAGTTCCATCTATCGGATTTACTGGTAGAGATAAAGTTAGAACCGAAGATGTTGAATTAGTTGGAAATTTATCATATAAAGCAAGAGCAACTAAAAAGGCATTTGATAGAGCTCCTCAAGATTCCAATAGATTGGGATTATTCTTCTCACCTGTTAAAGAATTAAATTTAGATATTCTTAAATCATTAGGAGCTATTAATATAGGAGATTATATAGGAGATTGGGATGAGGAATATGGAAGTGATTCTTATAGTGATTTGATTGGTTTAAGAAATTATTATTTCCAAAGAACTAATTTAAATTTTGATGAATATATTAAATTAGTTAGAACAGTAGATAAATCTTTGTTTGATATGTTGGATCAGGTTATTCCTGCTAGAGCAAACGTATCAAAGGGTTTATTAATAGAACCTTCTCTTTTAGATAGAAGTAAGATTAAAATTAATAAACCAATTGCAGAAAATATCTATCATAGTGGTTCAGTAATTGCAACAACTGCACAAAACATAGAAACTGAATTACCATATTTTACCGGTAGTTTAGATACAACTATAAATAAAGATTTAGAAGCTGGAATAGCTTTTTACTCAGGATCTTATATGGTGGATGGAGTAGATGAAGTTACTGCGGAATATCAAAGTTTATCATCTGAATATGTTGTAGTTGATTTAGATTCAATGAGTGGAGAAATAACTTATAATTCTGGATCTACTATGGGTGGTATAGAAATTATTGTAGATGCTGGTTTGAAAGATTCTACAATAATTGCTGAATATGATTTAGAATCTTCATATCAATCTGCTGGTAATGAACCTGATTCTCCTTTTAATTTAGGATTTGGTTTATTTGGTCAAAAAGGAGCAGTGGATAGAACTTATTTTAGAGAAGATGGAACTTTGGTATTAACTCAGAGATATAATGCTTATATTATAACAATTAGATATAGTAGAAATGTTCCTTATAGAATACCTTCAAATGGTATTTCCTCATCTCTTTATGATACTACTAAGTTAGCAGCGGATGATAAAATAGGTATTCAACAGGTTTATAAGTATGAGAAAAAACTTATATTAATAGATCCTGTGGAAAACTCCACATTTAAAACTCCAACTGCACATTCCTTTTATGCTGATATATCTTCTAATTTAGGAGTATTTCCATATGGTAAAGGAGTTATTACTGCAATAGAAGTATTTGATGGATACACAAGTGGTCATTATAGATATACAAAAGATATTACAACTGGTTTAGAGAATTCATTTTTTGAAGGTTCTAAACAAACATCTTTAACTACTCCAGATGGGGCATCTCCGGTAGAAGTATTTGTAACTAACCCTAATAGATTGAAAGTTGCACCTTCTGGTAGAGGTAGTGGAGAACCAATATTGGAAGTTGATTAAAGAAAATATTTATAAAACTAAAAGGTTATATATTTATATAAGACCAACAAAAAGTAAAAAAACATAAAATGGCATATTTAGATAATTCCGAAATTATTATTGATGCTATCCTTACTAAAAAAGGTAGAGAAAAATTGGCAGCGGGGCAATCATTAAACATTACTCAATTTGCATTGGGTGATGATGAAATTGATTACCAATTATATGATGCAGCACACCCAAAGGGTTCTGCGTATTATGATGCAGCTATCAAAGCTATTCCTATTTTGGAGGCTAGTCCAGATGAAACTCAAGTTTTGAAATACAAACTTGTTACCCTACCAAAGGGAACAACAAAAATACCTCAAGTATCAATTGGTGTAACATCAATTACTACAAATCAACAAAGAGGTAAAGTTACTATTACACCAACAACTTCTCCAGCAGGAAATACAACTGCAGGATATACTGCGGTATTGGCTGATAAAACAGCTGGAACGTTAGTAGGTTTAGGTGTTGCAGCAGCAGGACAAATTGCTGTTAGTGATTCAGTTACCGCAACTGCGGATGTTAAGAGAGGTATTACGTTTGAATTTATTCCAAACCCTTCATTAACTTCAACAGTAGTAACAACATTGACAGTTTATGGAAATGAAACCGGAGGTTCAGTTTCTATTCCTGTGACAGTAAATTATGTAGCATAAAAAATTAATATAGAAAATGGCACAAATTACAGGAGCACAAGGAGCAGCACTTACACAACAATTATCTCAATATTTGATAGATAATGCAGGAGTAATTGACTCAACTGCAATTGCAAATATTTTGAATTCATCACTACCTGCAAATGAAAAGTTAGGTGTTAGTAGTGGAGGTGTTTTAACTCAAGGTATATTTAAAAAATTCGGAGAATTTGATAAAATTTCAAATAAAATAGAAGTTGTAACCGAAGGATTATGGAGTAATGGTAGTGGAAGTTTGAATTCTTCAATGATTACAGGTTCTACATCAACCATTTCAGGTCATAATGGTTCAGATGCATCAAAATATTATCTAAATGTTTATTTAACTGGTTCTAATACGGGTTCATCTGCACCAATTGAGTTTGCAATTGCATACGGACATAAATACGGAAGTGGTTCGGTTCAATTAACTACTTCAGATTCGGCTTTATTACCTACAAAAGCTATCTATTCTCAATATAGAATGTTGTTGAATGATAACTATGAAGGAACTGCTGATGAATTTTTTACAGTTTATTCTTCTTCAATTGAAGATGGATATCAATTGGATCATGCGTATGTTATTAACTTAGCAAGAGCTAGATATAGACAACAAGCGGATGCTGGTAATATAAAAATTACTTTAAGTGGATCATTAGGTTCTTTCACTTTCATCGATGATAGTGGAAAGAAATTTTCAGATAAAGCTGGTAAAGCTGGAACAGTATTTAATATTGTTTCTGGTTCTAACAATATAGGAACTGAAGCAAATGCAACTATAAACACATATACTGCATCGAATTCACAAGGATTTGGTAAATTCTACCCTAAATTGGGTATTATCTTATTAAACCCAACTGCGGTGGCATCAGTAGTAGGTAGTGAATTATTACCGGTAACATCATCAACTCCTTCAAATGAAACATATAATCATAAATTATTCTATAATAGTTTAAAAGGTGGTGGTGATTTTGAAATGAGAAGAACTGAAAATGTATCAACTCAACACTTCTTTGTAAGAGCAACAAATAGAGAATTTAACTTCTCTAATAATCCTACATTCACAAGTGGTTCTGATGGAACATTTAACGAACCTTCATTTGAAACCGATCCTAAAACATATATAACATCAGTTGGTTTATACAACGATGCTAACGAATTGATGGCTGTGGCTAAAACTTCACAACCAATCGCGAAATCCTTTGATAAAGAGGTGTTGATTAAGGTAAAACTTGATTTCTAAATTTAATTCTAAACCTTAATTTTAAACTAACCCGCTTCGGCGGGTTTTTTTAATTATGATATTTATTAGTGTATGTTTAAATCTATACCCAAATCCGACATTACTATTAGACCATTTAAAGTTTATAAAAATTGGACTTTAGATGATACTATTATACCTATAACAGCCGTTAGAAATTTAACTGGTTCGTTTGAGGATTTACAAAATTACACCGCAGGTGGATTTAATGAACTAGCATTATATAGAAGTGTTAAACAATTATTTTATTCAAATGCGGTAAAACAAATAGGAATTGTTAAAAATTGGGATTTAGTTAATCACAAAGCTAAAAAAATAAAAAAATATGTTGTTAGATTAAATTACAATTTAGAAACTGCAACCGAACAATCATATTCTTATTATTATAATGAAGCTACCCAAAAATATGTAGATGAATTTCAACAATTTTTAGATTCAAACGGATATATTGTAAATGATAACGGATTAATATTAAGTGGTAAATATACTAACATATCTTCTCTATATGGAAAAATGGAGAGTTATGGTTCAGTTCAAGAAAGGGTATTAGGTGATAGATTTCTTATGTGGAGTGTTCCACAAAAATATGTTGGAGAAGAAATTAAACCAGGATCATTACTGATAACAGATTACTCAAATACGAATCCAGATGGAACATATAGTAAAATTATAGATGATGGTTATAGTAATTTAATTTACTATGGTAAAAACTTTATTGATGCGGGTAATTTTGATTTTGGAGAAGATTTAGGAGGAGGTGTTTTTTCCGATTCTACATTTAGTATTACAACCGGTGATGGTTTAAATTATTTATTAGACTTAGTTGCATTTAATTTAGGAGATGAAGAAGCTAATGAAAATGGATATTTTACAGTAACATATCAAGGGAGTTCTCCATTTACAACTCAAATTAGTAGTTATGATTTAATGACCGGAACTATTTTCACTTTAGGTAATTTAAATCTACCAACTGCTCTATCTCAATATAACATTTCAACTAAAATTGGTAATATTTTTTATGCAAATGGTATTATTGTTTTAACATATGCAACAAGTGAATATAGTGATACTTCAAATCAACAATCTAATTATAACTTTGGGGCTGATGGTAATTGGGATATGCGTTTTCAATCTACTAAAACTATTTTTGAAAATGAAGTATTCTTAGAAGTAAATCCTAACGAATTTAACTATTCAACGAACCCATCTGCAACAACATATTATAATGGAGAAAAATATGTAAATAAGTATATACCATTTAAACCGGCTTCTTTGGATTATACGGGTTCTGCATATGATTTAGATTTTAGAATTGTATCTGATTATAATGGAATAACTAAATTAGGATTTGATGAGTATGAATATAGTAGTTCTTTTGACCCAACTGGATCATATCTTGCACCATATATTACCACAATTGGTTTATATGATGAAAATTACGATATGGTAGCTGTTGCTAAAGTTCCATCTAAACCAAAGAGCTTACCGGATTATCCTGTAAATTTTGTTGTTCGTTTTGATACTTAATGATATTTATACTATATAACATAATAAAAGATGGCAAAGACAACTCAAATATTGAATACCTACAATGATTCTAAAATAAAGGAAAAAAATGCTCCGGCTCAAAAGGTAGATTTTTTTAAACCAAAAGTAGGTGGATCTGTGGCTGTTAAAGGATTTACACCAAAGGCTTTATCTGGTATGACTGATTATAACTTAGATTCTAAGGTATTGGAAGCTGCTAGAAAGGGTAAAATGAATGGAACTCCTTATACATCTACCATTAAGAGATAATTCAATTTAATACAAAGGTTATATTATGTGGAAATACAAAGATAGGGTAATTTCTGATATTTCAGAAATTCCAGAAGGAGCATTTGGATTTGTGTATGAGGTATCACATCTTCCATCTGGCAAACGATATATTGGTAGGAAACAACTTATATCGATAACAACAAAAGCATTGGGTAAAAGGGAATTATCAGAACTTACTGATAAGAGAGCTAGTAAGAAAAAGAAAGTTCAAAAAGAGAGTGATTGGAAAACTTATTATGGTTCTCACTCTGAAATCAAACAATTAATTAAAGATGGTAAGCAAGAAGAATTTGAAAGAGAAATTCTTCAATTCGCTTTTTCTCCAAAACATTTAACATATTTAGAAACAAAATATCTTTTTTCTTTAGATGTTTTAGAAAATCCTACTATCTATTTTAATGATAATATTTTAGGTAAATTTTTTAGAAAAGATATTCCAAATGAGTAAAGTATTATTGACAGTAGGGGATTCCTTTACATTTGGTGAAGCATTACAATTTCATTTGTGGAAAGAACAATACCCCATAACATTTAATCGATTTAAGAATAAGCAAAGATATGATCCATGTCATTCTATAAGTGAAGATTTTATTGAGTTTGATGATTTCAGAAGAAAGAACAATTATACAGGTCAATTATCTTCTATATTAGGAATTACATATGCTAAAAACTCTGGTAATGGTGGTAATAATATCGGTTCATTGGAATTATTGGATAGATGGATTGAGCATATATTGATTGATAAAACATTCCAACCTGAATTAGCTATATTTCAATTTACAAACATAATAAGAGATGTTATCCATTTAAAAAATATGAATGATGGTAATAGAGGGCCATATGAACATATTTTTGAAAAAGTTAAAACAATATTATCTTTAATAGATAATATAAATGAACCTTCCAAAGAACAAATGCAAAATATGGGAGATATATTTGCTGATTTTTTCTATACAATAGTTTTGGAAGTTAAAAAAAGATTTTCTATATTAGAGAATAATTTTGGAACAAAGTGTATCTATTTTATAGGAAGTGCTGAAAAATATTCAAAATCTAACTATCACTCTCTAATACAAAATGATATTAATTATTTACCAATAATATATCAAAATAATTTTTATAGTGATTGGGATACTATGAATAGAGAAAACAACTTAACCATTAGACAATCTTTGGGTGTAAATGATGATCACCCAAATTTAGAATCTCATCAATATATTACAAATTTCATATATAAGAAATATTTGGAAATATCCAAATAAATTCGTATATTTGAAGTATGAAAAAAGTGTATCTTTTTGGCGATTCATTTAGCCTTTTCAATGGCTATATTAAACAAAAATATCGAGATGTTATTGAGTTTAATTCACATTCATCACTTTCAAACGACCATATTTTAAAATTAGTTAAGAAAAAATTAACTAAACTTAGCAAAGAAAATATAAAATCGGAAGATGATATAAATATTTTCGTTCAATTGACCGTATCTAGTAGAATGTTGGTTTATTATACCGAAAATAAACCCGCTAAAATACCATTAGATAAAACCTATGGATATCATCCTCCTTTAATAGAATTTGCCGATAAAGAACTTTTCAAAGATAATGAGTATTATACATTATACCCATGCGGACCAGAGGATGATGTTTTGATAGATATGATATATAGACCATATTTAGGAACATTTCTAAATAATAATGAAAAAAACATATTGAATGATTTATTAGTTGAATTGAATTCTTTAAAAGCGTTTGCTAATTTAATGAATATAAAATTTGATTACATTTTTTATTCAAATGATTTTGATGATAATTTAATAAATGTAAATTCAGAACACATTACATTTTATGGTCATCAAAGTGTTCAATCTTATATTAAATCAAATCATGCTCAATTTTTTATGTCACCTATGGATATTCATTTTAATAATGAAGGAAATTTTTGGTATATAAATTGGTTAAAAGAATTTTATGGTTTCTGAGATAGACAAACAATATGTAAAAACCAAAATTGATGAAGTTTTGGGCGGAGGTAGAAATTTAGGTAAAGATGAAATTCAATACTACTGTCCATTCTGTTCTCATCACAAACCAAAATTGCAAGTTAATTTAGAATCTCAAAAGTGGAGATGTTGGGTATGTGATTCAAAAGGAAAAAAGATTTATACTCTTCTTAGAAAACTTCAGGTTGATAGGGATGTAATTGTAAAAGTTAATACAATTTACAATGAAGCTAATATTGGAGGTGATGTAAAAGATGAAGAACAAATTGAATTAAAATTACCAACTGAATACAAAACTATATTAGATAATCAACACATTATTGAATATAAAGTTGCATACAATTATCTTAAAAAAAGAGGTATAAACGATGGTGATATTCTTAAACATAGAATAGGATATTGTGATAGTGGATTATATAAAGGTAGAATTATTATACCTTCTTATGATTGTGATAGTAGATTGAATTTCTTTATAGCAAGAAGTATATATCCGAATGAAACAATGAAATATAAAAATCCTCCTGTTAGTAAAAATATTATAGGATTTGATTCAACTATAAATTGGGATATTCCTATAACTTTATGTGAAGGAGCATTTGATGCAATTGCTATTAAAAGAAATGCAGTTCCTATATTTGGTAAAACACTTCCAAAATTATTAAGTGATAAAATACTAACAAAGAAACCATCGGTTAATATTGTATTGGATAAAGATGCTATGGGTGATGCGGTTAAACATTATCAGTATCTAACTAACAATGGTATTGATTGTAAGATAATAACTCTTAATGGAAAGGATCCATCTGAAATGGGATTTATAGAAGTTACAAAACAAATTGAAACAAATACAACTTCATCATTTGAAGATTTAATAAAATTAAAATTATCATTATAATATGGATGAAAATTTATCATTAAAAATTGGATTATTTGCAACTTTAGTAACGGGAATTATTATAGTTGGATTGAATGTGAATTACAATAAAGAAACTATAACAAAAGCGGAAGAAAGTTATTTAACATCTTTACAAAAAAGAGATTCTTTAGAAAATGTAATTGATTCATTGCAAACTGAAATGCAGTTAAATGAAGTTGAATTTGATTCAAAAGAACAAAGATATGAAGATATTATTTCGGAATATGAAATTGGATTATCTTATTTAAAAGATTATCATTTATCTGCCTATAAAGATTTTCATCGTATAGTTGGTATGAGAGAACGATATTCAAAACAATTAGATAGAGAAAATAAACAAAGATTAAAAATAAACTAAGTATGAATACGATAGATAAACAATATCAAAATTTATTACAAGATATTTTAGATAACGGAGTCAAAAAAAGTGATAGAACCGGAACTGGAACTATATCAGTATTCGGAAGACAAATTAGACATAAAATGAGTGAGGGATTCCCTTTGCTTACAACAAAAAAGATGGCATGGAAAACTATGGTAACTGAATTACTATGGTTTTTAAGAGGAGAAACAAATATTAAATTTCTTTTAGATTATGATTGCCACATTTGGGATGGAGATGCTTATAAAAATTATCAATCTAAAATGACGGAATGGTTTGGTAATGAAACCCAATTAACAAAAGAAGATTTTATTAAAAAAATTAAAACAGATGAAGACTTCAAAAATAAATGGGGAGATTTAGGTTCTATATATGGTAAGCAATGGAGAGATTGGGGAGGAACGATTCATACTGAATTGAGTTCTAATAAAGGTGATGATGGATTTTATGATTTTATTACAATTCATAATCCAGGTATAGATCAAATTAAAGATGTAATTGAACAACTAAAAACAAATCCCGATAGTAGAAGGTTGATGGTATCAGCTTGGAATGTGGGTGAATTGGATGGAATGGTTTTACCACCTTGTCATTATGGATTTCAACTTTATACTCGTGCAACTACAAGAGATGAAAAGATAGTAAATCCTGGTAAATATAGAGCATTATCGTTAATGTGGAATCAGAGAAGTGTAGATACATTTTTGGGATTACCATTTAACATTGCTTCATATGCATTACTATTAGAAATTATTGCAAAGGAAGTAGATATGATACCCGATGAATTAATTGGTAACTTAGGTGATACACATTTGTATTCCAATCACATTGAACAGGCAAAAGAACAAATCAATAGAGAACCTTATGACTTACCAACAATTACAATTACGGAAAGAAATTGGTATCAACATCAATTAGTTAAAGAACGTTTAGGTGAAAAAACATTTAAAGAAAAAATATTATCATATAGACCAGATTGTTTTGAATTAAATGATTATCAATCACATCCAAAAATTAAAGCACCTTTAAGTAATTAATTATGGCACTTAAACCTATAATAGTAAATAAAAATTGGGGTTATGAAAAATGGGTTCATAATGATTCTCAATATTGTGGAAAACTTTTAGTATTTGAAAATGAAGGAAATAGATTTTCAATGCATTACCATATGATTAAAAATGAAACATGGTATATACAAAAAGGAGCATTTGAATTTCATTGGATTAATACTGAAACTGCAACATTAGTTAAAGAAATTCTTAATGTAGGGGATATTGTTTATATTGAAAGAGGCAAACCGCATCAATTAATAGCATTAGAACCTGAATCAATAGTATTTGAAGTTTCAACCGAACATTTTGATACCGATAGTTATAGAATTTATAAAAATACTCCAAACGATTTAATATGACATACATAACGGCACATCTGCCTAAATTAGAAGATTTAAAAAAACAATTAAAAGAGGATCCAGATAGAATAAGAATATATGCAAAATATATGGGATACGAAGGCTCCTCAGAATCAATCAGTTACTTAGAAGAAAAGCTAATGGAGTATGCTAACTCCCAAAAAGATAAAAAATAATTTGGATATATCCGATTTATTTCGTATCTTTACACTAAGAAATATACTATGATCAAGTTAGAAAAAATTAAATACATCTATCACTTGGCGGATTTGCATATCCGTAATCTTAAAAGACATAAGGAGTATAGAGAAGTATTAAACAAATTTTTAGAAGATGTAGATTCTCAAAATTTAGAAGATTCTATAATCTATTTAGCAGGAGATATTGCTCATGCTAAAACTGAAATGTCTCCCGAATTGGTAAGAGAAATCACATGGTTCTTTACTGAATGTGCTAAAAGAAGACCTACATTTGTAATTACTGGTAATCACGATTGTAATCTTAACAATAAAGATAGATTGGATGTTCTTACTCCAATTTGTGATAATCTTTCACTTCCTAATTTAGTTTATTTAAGAGATACGGGTGTATATCAAATTACCGATGATATCACTTTTACCGTCTATTCAATTTTAGATAAAAAAGAAAATTGGCCTAAAGGTAAAGATGTTGAAGGAAATAAAAAGATTTGTTTCTTTCACGGACCAGTTGATGCTGCGAGAACTGATATCGGTTATGTAGTTTCATCTAATAATTTCACTCCCGATATGTTTGATGGGTTTGATATGGTTTTGATGGGTGATATTCATAAAAGACAAGTTGTTCAGGAGAGAGATAGAGCAAATGGAAAACCTATTGTAGTTTATGCAGGTTCTACTGTCCAACAAAATCACGGAGAATATTTAGAAAATCATGGATATCTTTTATGGGATGTAGAAAAAGAAACATTTGAAGAATTCAATATTCATAATGATTATGGTTATTTGACTATTGATGTTAATAATGGAATTATTCCACAATGGGTTAGAGATGAAATTGATATTAAACTGCCAAAACAACCTCGTTTAAGAGTTCGTTTTTCTGATACCGAAGTTAGTGATATTAAAGTAGTTGCAGCAGAGTTGCAACAAATGTTTAAAGTAAATGAAATCACTATTACTAAACAGGATACTTTAAATTCTCTTAAATCAAAAAATAGAAATGCTAGAAATTTAGCAGGTAATGTTAAAGATCCAAATGTTCAAAATGGATTAATTAAAGAATATTTAGAAAGACAATTTCTTTTAGATGATGAAACTATTAATAAAGTTATTGAGATAAATAATGCGGCTAATTTAAGAGTTACGCATGAAGATACTGATAACATATTATGGATTCCTAAATCATTTGAATTCAGTAATATGTTTTCTTATGGAGAAAATAATAAGATTGATTTTGATAATGCTAAGGGTATTATAGGATTATTTGCACCAAATACTCAAGGAAAATCTTCTTTATTTGATGCACTTTCTTTTTGTATATTTGATAAATGTAGTAGAGCTTTTAAAGCTACTCATATAATGAATAATCAAAAAGATACATTCAATTGTAAATTTAATTTTGAAATTGATGGTGTAAATTATTTTATCGAAAGAGATGCTCATACCACAAAATCCGGAAATGTAAAGGTTAATGTTAATTTTTATAGAATAGTTGATGGAATAGAAGAATCTCTTAACGGAGAAGAACGTAGAGATACTAATGATATCATCAGAAAGTATTTAGGCACTTATGAAGATTTTGTAATGACATCTTTATCATTACAAGGAAATAATGCTTTATTCATTGATAAATCACAATCGGATAGAAAAGATATTCTTGCACAATATATCGGTGTAAATGTATTTGATAAGTTGTTTGATATTGTAAATGAAGATAATAAAGAAGCCGCAGTTTTATTAAAGAATTTCAAGAAAGATGATTTCTCACAAAAATTAGGAGATTTAGAAACATCTATTAAAGAGGATGCTAAAACATTTGATGAATTAGTTGATAAGAAAGATGATTTAGAAGCGGATAAAACTTCAATAGAAAGAGAATTATCTCGTTTAGAATCACAGATTATACAAACTACTCTTACATTAGATTTAGAAGAAGAAACTAATAAATTAAATTCATTTACTTCATCGTTGGAAACTCATAATAGTAAGTTAGAAAAGATGGAAACTCAGCTTACACAGGCTGAAGAAATTGTATTACAATTAGTAGAGCAAGAAAAAACTTTATCTAAATTTACAATAGGAAATGATGAAGTTGATGTAGAATATGCTTATAATGATTATAAATCTAAAAAAGCGGATTTAGTAGAAGCAGAAAAAGTTCATTCAAATGCAAAAATATATTTAAATTCTGCGATAGAAAAAATAAAGCATTTAGATAATCATAAATACGATCCTAATTGTGAATTTTGTTGTGACAACGCATTTGTAAAAGATGCAATGAATGCTAAAACATCTTTACCTCAATTAGAAGAAACTGTGGAGCATGCCTTAGATGATGTAAATGGTATTTTACAAACTTTACAAATATTAGATGGAATTGAAGATGCTTACAAATCATACCAATCTAAACATAAAGAAATAAATGATTCTAAAACTTTGGTTAGTAGAATTAAAGAACAAATTTCTAAAACTAAATTAGATATCAGAGATTGTGAAGATGGTATAACTACTTCAACTGCTAATATTGAAGAGTATCATAGAAACAAAGAGCAAATTGAAACTAATAAGAAACTTCGTAAAGAGGTTAGTGATACAAAGCAAATCATTGAAGGTGTTAAGAAAGAAATAAAAAGAATGGGAGATGAAATCCTATCACTTAATACAAAAATTTCAAAAGAGAAGCAAGAAAAGCAAACTATTGAGGATAATATTGCTAAAGTAAAACAATTAGAGGAAACTAATAAATTATACGATTATTATTTAGATGCAGTTAAGAGAGATGGTATATCTTATGAATTGATTTCTAAAACTCTTCCATCTATTGAAGGAGAAATTAACAATATCTTAGGTCAGATTGTGGAATTCAGTATGAACTTACAAATGGATGGTAAGAATGTTAATGCTTATATCAATTATGGAGATAATAGAAAGTGGCCGTTGGAGATGTGTAGTGGTATGGAGAAGTTTATTAGTGGATTGGCAATTAGAGTTGCTTTGATTAATATATGTAACTTACCTAGACCAAACTTCTTAGTAATTGATGAAGGATTTGGAACATTGGATAGTGAGAATTTGCAATCTCTATTTATGGCGTTTGCTTATCTAAAAACCCAATTCGAATTTGTGATTGTAATTTCACATATTGATTCTATGAGAGATGTGGTGGATACTCTTTTAGAAATTAAAAAAGATAATGGATTTAGTTCCGTTAAATTTTAACTCTTTCCGCCGGCAGTATATTTCTAGATTTTGTAGTGGTTCGTATTTTTTCTTTAATTAGATTAGATACGAACCTACTCATTTTATAACCTCTCTCATCACAATAGTCTTTTAATGCAGTATGAACCTCTTTTGGGAGTTGTAACATAGCATATCGTTCTGATTTCTTTATCATTCTTTAGTTTTCTTTAGTATTTTTCCTATAAATAGATATAAAGAATATTTATTTTTGTATAATAATATACAAATAATGGCAAAAATTAAAAAAACTTCCCCTCTTTTAAATTTAACAAGTTTCCAAACATTCTTAGTGGATACGAATCCATTATCAGAGTATTTTAAAATTTCCGAATTATCGGATTTATTAACATCTGGAAAAAATGGATTTTTGATAGAAGGTTCTATACATTTAAAACCATCTACCGAAGTTAAAATTGAAATATTAGATACGGAAGGAAACCCATTATATGTTGAACCCGGTAATGGTATTCCTGAATATTATGAAGGGTTATCAAAACTCATTTCAGTTCATGTTTATCAAGATACTCCAATTGGTATTGGTAAAATTACTATTTTAGGAGAATTAGAAACATATGTTGATGATAACGGATTTGTTCAACCTGTACCAGATGATTGGAAAGGAGTTTATAATGTTAAGTGGGAAAGGGATATAAAAATCAATAAAAATATTCCAAATGAATCTAGAATAAGATTCTCTAGAAGACCTCAAGTAATTATTGAAGAATTAAATGAAAGTTTTTATTCAAGAGATTTAACAACTGATACTCAAACAAACGGAACAGTTAGAGGTATAGCATTAACTCCAACCGAAGGGACGACTTATAAAGGATATAGAGGTGGTATAAAATATTTAATTCAAAATGAAAGTGTTGATTTTGTAGATGGAGCAAGTAGAATATCTATAACGGGAACATCATTACAAGATATAGAAATTCTAGAATATCTTAATCAAAGAACTTTAATAATACAAATACCATATACGGATGATAATGGTATAATATCAAATTTTAGTGGAAAATCATATACATTAACTTATCAATATAATAGTAATCCGGTAGCATCATCTATATTGGGTTCATTTGGTAGATTTGAAATTAACTATTTACAAACTTTTGTTGGTGATGTAGAAAGAATAAAAGTTTTTAAAAAATCTAGATCATCAAATGTAGATTACGAAGTTATTCAAGATACGAGAGTTGGTTCATATGAATTATTAACTTCTATCGTATCTGGATCAAATATTAATATAGGGTATTTTAGTTCATCATATGAAGGTGGAAAAAATTGGAATAATTTTTGGGTAACACAAAGTAATGCGGGTAATATATTAGATTCTTCTAAAATTTATAGAGCTGTAAAATTACAAAATAATAGATTATCTTCTAATATAGGAAATGATATTCGTTTAGAAAGTGGTAGTGAATATACTTTAGAATTTTATAATTATTACGATACATCTTCTAATGATAAATTAGATACATTAAAGGTATATTTAACTTCTACTGAACAAAGTGGAAGTGGAATTGCTAATTATGTATTAACTCAGAGTATTGATATATTAAGTGGTTCAAACGAAAGAAGAAGTGCTAATAAAGTTAGTTATAATTTCTATCCTTCTATAACTGATAATTGGACACTTCATTTTGAATCTAATAATACAACACCTAATTCATATTGGCATGTTGGATCAATTGGATTACAGGCTTCACATGAACCTGGATTTTCTCCAGATGAATTTCAATTTATTATTCCAGTTAATAGAAATTTAGAAAGAGAAACATTTGATTTTAAATTTGAATTTTTTGATATCAATAATAATTATGTTCCTATTACAACTACATATCCACAAACATTTCAAAGTGGTAATATAGGATTGATTGATAAAAATATTATTATAGATGTTGATAAACAATTTTTTAATTTCTCATCATCATTAGAAGGATATCCTACTGATCAACAAATTAGTATCACTGGAACTAAAAATAGAATATTAGGTAATCTATTAATTACTTCTCAAGCATTTGATACGGGTGGATATGAAATACCAACCGGAAGTAATTCTTTAAATCCATATTATGCAGCGGGTAAAGTATATCCTGGAGCTTTACATAATTATGGTGAAAATTTATATAGTTTATCGGGATCATTAACAATTGCTGATTTTACAGGTTCTTTGCATAATCATCCATCACAAAGTGGAGATATTATAGTAGATAGAATTACATATACACTAACTGAAGTAGAATCCTCTCAACCATTTATTAAAAGATTTACAATTAATAGATTAGTTGCAGGAGCAAGTGGAGTTGATGGAATTAATGCAAAAATATTATCAGTATCAACTAACACAAATCAATTTATATATGAACCGACTGGTCCTAGTTTAAAGCCAATCGGTCAAACTATAATTTTTAGTGTTAAAAAACAAAATTTAATTAGTGGTTCTTTAACTTATTCTAAAACAGCTGGAGCACCTCCATTACAATTATTATCAACCGATATTGATGGTATAACAACCTATCAATTAACCGGTTCTGCATATGCATATTCATTAGGAGAAATGAGTTATTATTTCACCGGTTCAGATGAATTTTCAAATGAATATTATGATTTAGTAAAAATAACACCAGTTATGAATTTTGATGGAGTTTCAGTTGTATTGACAAATGAGGCAACATCATTTCCTGCATCATCAAGTGGTGTAGTTAATAGCGGATATTTATCTTTAGGAAATGGTAGTGTTAGTGTTAGAGTTGGTTCTAATATAATTCCTTTTGTTGATGGAAATGCAAGCGCTAATAGTTTTGATATACAAAGTGTAGTTGGAACAAATTGCACTCCAATAAGCACATCACCTTCTACAAATTCATATGGTATATCAGCGATAGATGCTAATTCGGATTCCGCATCTTTAAATTTAACAATAAAATATTTAGCAGGAGATAATCAAACATCTGCTAGTTTTTCAAAATTAGTATCATACTCAAAGGCAAAGAAAGCTGCACCGGTATTAGAATTATCTATTGCAAATAATAATCAATCAAGTGATGCTAAATCAACTGGAGTTCAAATAACCCCTTTCCAAACTGCAAGTTTATTGGTAAGGGAAATTTATGATGGAAGCACTAATATAAGAAGTTTAAGTGGAGCTATTATAATTGCAAGTAGTTCTGGATTATATACGGGTATAACAAGTAATACACCTAATACAATTAATTTACCAAATTTACCATCTAATTTAGATTCGGTTGAGGTATATGTAACACGTTCGGTATCGGATAGTGAAGGAAGTACTAGATATGTTTATGGAGGTATATCTTTAACAAAAGTTAAGAAAGCAGCTCCATCGGTATTATTAACTGCAACTCCTCAAACTCAAACTGTAGCCGCAACATCTCAAAGTGTTCAAACGGGTACTTTACAAACTGTCGCATTAGAAGCCTTAGAAGGAACATCTTCGGTATTCAATTCAGCATCAATATTAAGTTCTAATTTTACCGGAGCTAGTATTTCTACAAAAACTTTAACATTAGGAACAATTGCAAATGGAGTGCCGGCAGCATCTGCAAGTATAGGTATAAATTATACAGATAGTGAAGGAACTTCAGCTAGTAAAACAATAAATGTATCTGCTGTAAAGGCGATAGCTGGTGTTACTGGAGCAAGTGGTTCTGCTGGAGCACCTGGAAGTAATGGAACAAACGGATTAAGAACTGCGGCAGGTATGGTTCATTATCAATTAACTTCAACAACTGCACCATCAGGCCCAACGGCAACATCTTACACATTTAGTGATGGAACATTTAGTGGATTAACTACCAATTGGGGAACTGGAGCACCAACTTATGCAAGTGGTAATAGTAACAAATATTGGTATGCAACTTATACTGCGGTAGAAACTTCAGCTGGATCAGGAGTAGGTTCGGTAACTTTCGGAACTCCTACTCAGGCTATTGGATTTAGTGGATTGGTATCATTCACCGCAGCTAATAATGTTAGCGATGGTTCTAATACTCTTTCATTTGGTGTAGCTGGAACTACCTTAATTAATGGTAGTAATATATCAACCGGAAAAATAATTTCCACAAACTATTCAGCTGGAACTCCTTATACTACTGCGGGAACTATATTGGATTTAGATAATGGTAGATTTGCTACAAAAACTTTTTATGTGGATTCATCTGGAAATGGTGGATTTAAAGGAACATTAGAAGCTGCAAATGGTTCATTTACCGGAACATTGGTTGCAGCAGGTGGAACTTTTTCAGGCGATGTAACAGCAGCGGGTGGTAAAATAGGAGGTTGGACAATTGATAGTTCATCGATATATGTTCCTAGTGCGATTTCATTAAACTCTTCGGCTAAAACTATAACAATTGCAGATACCAGTGGTGTTCCTAGAGTAAATTTTAATACAAATAGTTCTCTTAGTTCTCGTAGTGTAGGATCTCCTACGACAGTATCTGGTACTAGTGCAAATAATACGGGTACATTTAATCCTGGAAATTTTGATAGAACTTTAGGAACAATGGTAAGTGTTCTTAATAGAACATACAATATAACAACAACTTTTACAGAGGCAAACGGAACAACTGCATTAACAATAACATCAGGAACTCCTAATACAATAGATGTGTGGTCTCAGATACTTCTTAATGATGGTGTAACTACATCAGTAGTTGCCGAATATAAAGATGGTATAACTTTCGGTAGTAGTGTTACATGGGCTGCTATAAATGGAAAAGTTGTTTCTCTTTCATTATTGGGTAATGGTAATACTTGGACAATTTATCAGAGATTTAAATGGACATATCAAGGTATGACATATTTTAGTGCTAATTTATACAACCAACCTGCTGTAAGTGTTACCTTAGCTGGAGCAAACTCATTTGTTGAAGTTATCGCGGGTGGAGTGCAAGTTAGTAGAGATGCAAGCACTTATGTAGTTATGGATAGAGCCGCAGGAAGTGGAACTATGTTAGAAGTGGGCGGTGCAATTACTGCCACTGGAAATATTACTGCATACTCTTCATCTGATAAACGATTAAAAGAAAATATTACTCCAATTGAAAATGCATTGGATAAAATAGATAAAATAGATGGAGTTGAATTTGATTGGACTGATGAATTTATTGATAAAGAAAGTGGTGGAAAAGGAGAAGATGATTTTCATTTTAGAAAACATGATGTTGGTGTAATTGCACAAGAAATTCAATCAGTATTACCCGAAGTTGTTGCTAAAAGACCAGATGGATATTTGGCAGTTAGATATGAAAAAATTGTTCCTTTATTAATACAATCGATCAAGGAATTGAAAACTCAAATTGAAGAATTAAAAAAGAATAGATAATGGCATTACCATTAAGTGGAATAATATCGTTTAAAGATTTTAATATTCAAAGGGGACAGGCATCTCCTTATGAGCAGCAAATAGATATGGCTACCGCTGCTACCCTTTTTGGTGTATCTTACACAACTGATGGTAGTAATCCAGCTTCTATGGATGAGTTTTATGGAAAAGGTATCGGAACTCCCCCACCACCTACACCTGCTCCTACACCTGCTCCTACACCGGCACCGACACCATTTCCAACACCACCACCACCTACACCGGCACCAACCCCTCCGCCTACCGCACCACCTATATCATTTAGTGTGCAAGTAGGATGTGCGGGAGATGGAACTCCTGGAACTGGAACTTTGAGGTTATATAGTATTACTGGAGGAGGCCCTTATTCTTATTTAGTAGGTTATAGTGATCAAAGTGGTAACCCGGCTACATATGCTACTACTAATCCAACATACCCAACGGAACATACATTTTATAATGTTCCGAATGGAAGTTATATTGCGTATGTATATCAACCCGCTACTCAAAAGGGAGCAACAGTGGTAGGAAATGTAGTTAGTTGTAATGCAACCCCAGCACCAACACCACCACCACCTACACCGGCACCTGTTTATACAATTCAATTATCAAGTGGAACAACCGCCTGTGATGCTAAAAATAATTGGGGAAATATATTATAAAAAAATTATAAAATTATGCCAGCAGGAAATAACGCATTATATGTAACCACATTAGGATGTTCAACGGGATTGAGCATGGGATGCTACGTTCAGGCTTCTGATGGGTGGTATTATGATGGTAATACCGGATATTCATATTATATAAGTGGTCAATATGTAACTAATATTGATTATGCACCATGTTCAACTCCCGCGCCACCTCCACCAACACCTGCACCTATGACATGGTATGCAGTTGATTTGGGTAAGAGAAGTAATACCGCTGATGGTGCTTGTAATTTTGCATATACCGCTTATGATTTGCATTATTATATCGATGCATCTACATTGCAATATTCAACTCTTATGAGATTGTATTCAGATGGAACTGGAATTCCTGCAGATGGATATTATTCAGATGGTTCGTATGTTGCATATTCGAGTAATGGAAGTTTAAATCCTGTAATATTATGTGCAGTTTAATAAAATAAAGTATGAATGAAACTATATTTGTAAGTATTGCTTCGTATAAGGATATTGATGTAAAAAATACAATAATAGATTGTTTTGAAAAAGCAGAATATCCTAATAGGATAATAATAGGATTATTTATTCAGGATACCAGAGAAGAAATTATTAATATTTCAAAATGGTTGGGTGAATATGAATATGGAAATCAGATAAGATTTAAAGCGGTTGAATGGGATAAGGCACAGGGATGTGGTTGGGCTAGAAATGAGATATTAAAGGAACTATATGGTAATGAAGATTATTTTTTATGTGTAGATTCTCATAGTAGATTCTTAATAGGGTGGGATACTGAATATATAACACAATTAAAAGGTATTCCATCAAAAGGAGTTATTAGTGTTTTTCCACAATCATTTGAGTTTGGAGAAAGTTATGAAGAATATAGTAAAAGAAGTATAACTACAATATATGAACCAAATGCTCCAACTTGGACATCGGATTTTATCTCACCACATTGTCAGAGAGCCCCTAACTCGGATTATGAAAAAATAATATCAATATCAGGTGGTAATTTATTTGGGAAAGGTGAAATTGTAAATGTTTTAAAAGTTGATAAATATTACAATCCAACAATGGAACAAGAAATATATTCACTATTATTATTTAAAAGTGGATATGATATTTGGGCAATTCCTAAAAATATAATTTGGCATAAATACATAAATAATAATTCACCGACTCCTCCATATAGAGAAATATGTAATTGGACTCATTTTAATCCTATAATGGATTTTGTAAATGATTTAAAAGATTTTGGAGGAGATGAGAGAAGTTATTTACTTTGGCTTTCAGAAAAATATAAAGAATGTGATAACTGTCACAAAATAAAAAAAAAATTCTAAAAAAAGTATCATGTGTAATGACAACATATAGACGTTTTAATTGTGTAGAGCGTTCTATTAGTATGTTTTTAAATCAAGATTATGAAAATAAAGAATTAATAATTTATAATACTGATACTCAATATCCAATTTCATTGGATGAAACTTTCAAAGATATTCATAATATAAAAATTATAAATAATAATATTGATTTTTATACAAAAAAAGAATATGATAATACTGCATCAATTCGTAGAGATGCTAAATTTTTTGCAGATGGAGATTATTATATAACTTGGGATGATGATGATATTTTCTTTCCATGGAATATAAGACAATGTGTGGATGGTATAACAAAAACAAATTCTTTAGCATGGAAACCCGAAAAAAGTTTTATCAAACATTTTGGGTGTGAGCCAAATTTATATTTTAATTATTTAGAAGCAAGTTTTATAGTTTCAATGGATGCTATAAATAAATATGGATTTAAAATAGGAGCATCTGGAGCTGAGCATTTAGGTTGGTTTGAGGCTATTGAAAAAGAAGGAAAAATGAAAGTTGATGAAATTGCTATTCCTGGATATTGTTTTTATTGGTCTGATACTAATGATATAGGTGGGCACAAACAGAGTAATTATGATGAATTTCAAAGACCAGATAATTTTCAAAGACATAAACAATTTACAACTGATTATGCCAAACAACCATTTACTTACAAATCACCATCTGAATATATTGAATTATATCAACCATTTTTGAAAAAATTGATGGAATTTAAGGATATACGAAGTAATTTATATGATAAATATATTTTACCAAATTTGAGTTTAATTCAATAAAATATATATTTATATATAAATAAAATGTTATGATTGCAATTATAGATTATCAATTAACCGAAGCAGAATGTTATCAGTTAATAGGAATGGGTTCTAAAAATATGAGTTCTGCTAAAACATTAGGAACTGAAATTGATGGATATAGAACTGCTCAAAATAGTTGGATTAGAGAAAAAAATGAACTTACTGATAAGATAAAAAATATAGTTGCAACAAAATCTAGTCATCCTATTGAAAATCAAGAAGTAATTCATGTTGTAAAATATGAAGTTGGGGGAGAATACAAACCTCATCATGATTTTTTCCCTTTGGGAGAATCATATACAGATGCGGCTTTAAAACAAGGTGGTCAAAGAGTAATAACTTGTTTGTTTTATTTGAACGAAGATTTTGAAGGAGGAGAGACTGAATTTCCTACTAAAAAAATAAAAGTAACCCCTAGAACAGGTAGATTACTTATGTGGAGTAATATGTATCCAAATGGAGAAATAGATTATGAATCTCTTCACGCTGGATTACCGGTAGAAAAAGGAGTAAAATGGATTGCAGTTGTATGGGTAAGACAACGTTCATTTGATTGTGGATGTGATAAAAAATAAAATATAAATTATGCAATATTACGATTTAGGTAAAATATTAAATGATTATGAATGTTATTTTTTAAAAAAAGAAATAATTCAAGAAGAAAGTATCGGTAAATTCACAGCTGAATTGGATACGGCGTATTATAAAAATTCAGTAGGAGGAGTTAATACTACTTCTTGGTATTTATTGAGTAGATTTTTGGAATTAGCAACTACTACATGTGGGAAACCTTTGAGAATTGCAAACCCATATACCAGAGTTTATAAAAAAGATTCTTTTTTGGCACCTCATGTTGATAGAGAAGGTTTAGATTGGACAATTTCAGTTTGTATCTATTCAGATTTACAAACGGATTGGCCATTAAAAATTAAAAATTCAGATGATACTATTATTGAAGCTCCTACATTAATCGGAGTTGCTTCATTGGTAAATGGAAGAGAGTTGGAACATTGGAGAGATCCGTTAGAGTGTAATAAAAATCAAATGGTAATTCAAACTTTTTTACACTATACTGAACTTTAATTAATGATAGTTTTGATTACAACATCCGCAGGAAATCAAATAATTGGCGGGGGTGATATATGGGTTAATAATTTTATTAAAGAGATAGTTCCTATTCTTAATGAAGAAGTGCATCTTATAATTGATAATAAAAGAAGTTCTAATCATATAGAATCTTCTATATCTATTCCTCATACATTTCGTTTAGAAAATCCTAAAAAGACAGAAGAGATATTAGATAAGTGTAAGAAGATTATTTTTATACATCCTCCATATTCACATAGAGAATATCTAATGGAGTATCAAGATAAATGGGATACTATATTCATTCAGGCATATGCAAAGGATATAACTGAAGCAGGAACGGATTTTAAAATGTATCCAACTAAAATAGAATTAGGTTGGCAAAATTTACTCCTACGAAAATGTAAAAAGAGAGTTTGGATAGGATTAAATCATTCTCCTTTATTAGATGATTTTGATTGTATAACTATACCAAATTACTATATTTTTACGGAAGAACGAAAATTAGTTGAAGAGTGTTCTGAAACAATAGGGTATGCAGCACGTTTTGAATCTAGAAAAAATCCACATTGGTTATCCAATCATTCGGCTAAAGTTCTTACTCACAAATATGATTATTACAATATATCAGAAATGTATAACTTCAAAAGATGTAAGTTCTATGAATTTGATATGAATATACATCGTAATTGGTTTATAGATAAAAGTTGGCAGATATTTCACGGGGCATATAAGAATGAACCATTTGGATATTCCATATTTGATGCGGTTAATTATGGAAAGCTACCAATATTACATAAAGATTGGGGGGTAGATTGTAGATATGATTATAGGGTTGAAAATAAAGATGATTTTGATGATTTAGTTAATGAGTTGATAGAAACACCTTATGAAAAAAAACTGACCGAATTTGAGAAATTAAAGGGGTTTTTGAAGGGGTTCGGTGATAAAAATAAATGGGTTGAAAAAGTTGGAAATGTTATAAATAATTCGTAATTTTGTAGATTAGAATAATTATAATTAATAGATGTTACAAGATTC